CCGGAGACGGTCAGCGCCACGCCATCCGAGAGCGCCGCGGGCGCCCCAATGCCTTCGGTGGCAGTGATGGATTCGAGCGGCCCCGTCTGCAACGACCACCGCGGGCGGCGACCCGAGTGGAGGATGGCGAGGGCATTGGCGCCCTGGAACCCGACGGCTGCGGCCATGGCTCACGCCTCCAGGGGTTTGACGAGGATCTCGGTCTGGATGGTGTGATCGGCGGTCGCGTCGGAGCACTGCGAGCGGAGGTACCACGCCTTCCCGGACGCGCGGTACCGCTGGTCGGGCGCGGTGTTGATGCGCCCGGCCGCGAGTGCCGCGCCAGCGTCCCAGACCTCGTCAGAGGTGTCCGCCACCCACGCTGCCGCCCGGCCGATCTCGGTCTGGATGGTGGCGCCCGGGACGGCGGTACCGCTCACAAGGTGCGAGTTGACCAGGACGATCTCGCCGACCTCGGGGAGGCCCTCGATGATGGTGGACTCGTCGTTGTTGTCCGCGTCCTGCTCGATGACACGGACCAGGTAGAAGCCGCTGGGGAGCCGGGTCACCGCGACATCGCTGGAGTAGGCCATGGTCACACTCCTACGCGATGTCGCCGAGGTTGCAGTACGTGATCTGAATCGTGCCGTCGCAGATGATGTTGGTCGGCGTGGTCGTCACGTCGTGGTCGGCATCGTCGACGAGGATGTTCAGGTAGATGTCCTTGGCAGCGCCCGTGGCCGTCGTGCCGTCGAACACGCCCGCGGCCAGCTCGGTCGCGGTGCTCTTTGCCTTCGCGGTCGTCGCGCTGGCGACGGCCTGGGGCGTGGCGGTCGTGGGGATGAGATCCTGCTCGGTGCCAGCCAGAGCAGCGTTGTTGCCGGCTGCCGTGGTCCCGAGGCCCACGTCCCCGTCCCAATCGGCGTTGATGCCCGCCGCGCTGAGCGTCAGGGCGAGGTCCATCACCGCGCCCAGGATGACGATGTTGCCCTGCGGCAGGTCAGCCACCTTGAGCGACCCGTAGGCCACGGTGGCGGCTTCGTCGGCCATCACGACCGGGGTGTTCGTCAGGGTCAGCTTGAGGGTGCGGACCTCGACCTTCTCGCTGGACACCACGACACCCGTGCCGTTGGCGGTCGCGTCGGCCGTCAGTTCCACACCCGCGAATTCCGGGGTGTCCCCCGTGCCAACCCCGAGGGTGGTCCTCGCATCGCCTGCGGTCGCATCGTCGAGCAGGGTGCGCGCGAAGGCGGTGAAGTCCGCCTCGGCGTAGGTGTCGGCCGCGGTGGCGTACGGCAGCTTGTCGGCCGCCGTGGCGAGGGCGGCGAGGCTGGTGAGGCTGGCATCGTGCGCCTGGGCGATCGAGCCCACGTCGCTGGCCCGCAGGAGGTCGCTGTACACGATGCCGGTCTGCGAGCCCGAGCCGACTTCCCAGATGCCATCGGCGCCCGTGCGGATGACCGTCACGGTGATCTTCGTGATCGCCATGCCGACGTCGCCAGCGTTCGCCGTCACCTGGTCGAGCGTGAACGCCTCGACGCGGTTGCTGATGCCGTTGTCGGTCGACTTCAGGGTGAGGAGGTTGGCCGCGTGCGACAACACCTCGTAGATGCCGTCGTTCTCGCCGTCGTTGTCGGACCCGCTGATCATCACGATGTCGGTCGCGGCGAAGGTGGCCGCGCCCACCGTGGTGATCGTCGGGTCGCTGACGCCGTCCACGCCCGCGGTCACGACGCCCGCGCCGACCGTGGTGTCGGCGGTGGCGGTGGGCAGGTAGTTGGCGACCAGGCCAGCGGTCACACCGACGGCCGCCACGTAGTCGGTGTTCTGGAGCAGGTAGTTGGCGCGGAGGTCGATCTGCTCGGCGTCGCCGAGGAAGCTCCCGCCCTGGTGCAGGATGTCACCGGTGATCTTCAGCCCGGCGAACTCGGGGCTCGACGTGGTGGCGATGCTCTGCGGCAGCGACAGCGTCGGGTTGCCCGCCACGCCGTCGCCGTTGGCCACGACGACCTGGTCGGCGGTGCCGGTGATCGTGCGCCCGGCCGAGGTGTTGAGCGCCGTCTTCGCGACGAGGCCGGTCGTGGGCAGCGTCATCGTGGTGACGTCGGCGCCGTCGCCGATCGGGATGTCGTCGGCGCCGGAGAGATCGACCGCCGCCGCCTGGGCCGAGCTGTTGCCGGCGAGGACGGATCCGCGGGCCAGGGCGATGTCGCCGGCCGGAGTGCCCGCCGCCACCGAGAAGGGGAAGACGTGGATGACGTTCCCGGTCCGGAACCCCATCACGACGTCGCCGGTGGCGGTCACGATCGAGGTGTCGCCGTGGGTGGCGATGTTGCCCGCACCCACCGAGAAGTCGCGGTAGGTGATGGCCTCGGCGCCCGTGACACTCCAGAAGATGCTCGAATCCTCGACCGCGCTGCCCTCGATGGTGTCGATGTTGTCCGGGGCGGCGCCCTCGCCGCGGGCCGTGACGACCGACTGGACCAGGGTGAGCACGCCAGCCACGGCCGTGCTGTCGATCTCAGCCAGCATGGTGGCCTGCGCGTCCAGCTCATAGAAGAAGTCGACGAGCTCCTCGAACCGGTCGGCCGAGGGATTGATCTCGGCGAGGACGTGCTTGAGGAACCACTGGAGGCTGGGGCTGAGGTCGGAGAGAGAGGCCATGTCGATCCTCGCGGGGTGAGGTATGCGCCACCAGTCTACCGCGATCTACTCGCGATTGCATCCCGTCTGCTGATCGTAGATTCGACCCGTTCCGTGAAGATCCGGCGCGGCTGGCCGTATAATCCTTGAACCCTGGAGACCCCCATGTTCACCGCGCTTCTGCTCACCATCGCCTGCTCCTCACCTCCCGCGTCGGAGGCGTGCGGCGCGTGCGACGCCTGCGTCCAGGTCGAGTGGTCGCCCTCGCCGCCGTTTGGGATCGACGCGGACACCGACACGGACGGCGACGGGTACGGCGTCAACGACTGCGACGACGGCGACGCCGAGATCCACCCCGGCGCAGACGAGGTCTGCGATGGGGCCGACAACGACTGCGACGGCGAGGCGGACGAGGACGCTGTGGACGAGGAGGTCTGGTATCTGGACGCGGACGGCGACGGGTACGGCGGGGTTGAGCGGGAGTGGGGCTGCGACCAGCCCGAGGGCTACGTCGCGGACGCCACGGACTGCGACGACGACGACGACACCCGGCATCCGGACGCGGGCGAGGTCTACGGCGACGGGATTGACAACGACTGCGACGGGGAGGTGGACGGCGACTGCGAGGATGCCGCCGCCGACCTGACGCTCACGCTGCTCGTCGAGGACATGGTCATCCTGGACGAGCTGGGGGAGACGGTTGCGGCCTGGGAGGTGGTAGGCACCGGGCCGGTTTGCGAATGGACCTGCCACGGGCACGATGACGAGGGCTACACAGCCACGTTTCTGTCGAGCCGTGCCGACTGCGGCGATGCCTACTTGCCGCCGTTCGACGTGGCTGGTGCCCCCGTCTACGCCTGCGTCCAGTACACCGGGCGTTCAGGTGGAAGCGGGGGGCTCTGCACGCTGTACGCTGGCGGCGAGAGCTACGTGACGCTCGCCGTCATACACTGACCGACTACCGGCTCCAGGGGATGATCTGTTGGCGCATCGGGAGGTAGGGCTGCGTCGAGGGCGTGACCCGGCGCCAGGGGCCCGGCCGGTTGCCTCGGTAGATGCGGGCCATGGTGTCACCGGCCTCGTACTTGGTCGCGAACACCGCGGTTCCGTCGCTGCACACGGACCGGCAGAGGTTGTTGGCTACTCCGTCCGGATCGTTCCATGTCCAGTGGTCCGCCAGCGTCCGCTTGTCGTAAGCGCGCACGTAGCCCTCGGAGGGAACGCCGCCGTCGTCGGTGGCGATGTAGATGCGGTCCTGGTCGATCGCCACCGACGCGACCGAGTACGTGCCCGCCAGGGCCTTGATCTTGCTCAGGTCGGCGCTGAGGTCGTCACCCGTCGCGCAGCCTCGAACCTCGACTTGGTGCGCCACACCCGTGGAGAAGCCATACACGACGATGTCACCATCGGTCGCGATGCGCTGCCCCGTCCCGATGCTCTGGATGAGCACCTTGTCCCACACGGAGCGCGTGCCGGCCGCCCCGAGCCCACCTTCGTTTGCAAGGTCGGCGCCGTCGGACGCCCGGATGGCGCGTGCGTTCGCGAGCGACGCATGACCCGACGCGGCGCCAGCAACGAACACCTGCCGCCCGTTCGTCGCCACGGAGGCCAGGGTGCCGTTGTGGTTGTAGCTCCATGTCGGCGCCGCCGCGCCAACGCTTGTCAGCGCGATGGCGTGCAACTCGAAGCCACCTGCGGCAACACCGACGATGTAGGCGTTCGTCGCGTCGATCGCCACGTCGAGTAGGTTGGCGCCGTGGTTGAACGACCAGATCGACGCCCCTGTGTTGTGGTTGAACGCCTCCACCCACGTTCCATAGATCGCGACGACGATCACGCCGTCGGACACGGCGCGCACCAGGGTGCCCGCGTTGGAGGGCGTGATCGTCGCGATGGTCGTAACGAGGTCGCGAGACTTGACGTAGACCGTCTGGGGCGCGGTCGACTTCGCGTGAACCACGCTATCCCCGGTGCAGTCCACCGAGATGTGCGTGCCCGCCAGGACCACCCCCGTGTGTGTTCCACCCGGCTCCTGGTGCAGGTCGTGCTCGTCGACCCAAGCCATGTCGCCGACCGTCATGCCGTCAACCGCGTCTTCCAGGGTCGCGTAGGCGTGGACGCGGGCCCATGCGAGCCCCACCATGTAGGCCAGCCAGTTGAACTGGTCGGCAGGAAGGGGGAACCCGTCGGGGTAGCCGTTGCCGATGACCGCATCGCCGGGACGGGATGGCGCGTGACTCTGCCCCAGCGACGTTGCGATGGCGCCCCAGTTGAACGGATCGTCGATAGGCAAAGGACTGCTCCTACGGGTAGAGGGTCCGGGCCAAGGTGCCGAGGCCCATGCCCGGCCCGCCGGACATGACGAGGCTCCCGGGCAGCGCCTCGACCAGGCTCATCTCGATGCCGGCGGGTTGGCAGTCGAGCATCAGGCGCACCACGCGCTGCGCCACCTCGTCAGCGATGAACGTGCCGGTCTGCGCGACCAGCGCATAGCCCGCGTGGTACATCGGGAAGTACCGCACGGCCTGGGCGTCCATGACGAGCCCGTAGATGGCGAGCAGCTCGTCGATGCCGGCCACGGTCCCGAACTTGTTCCAGCGGTTCGCGCGCATCCGGGCCCGGATGAAGCGCCGGTAGTCGGTGTCCGCCAGCGCACCGCGGCGCTCGCCGACCAGGTCGCCCCAGCGCTCGAGGTGGATGCCTGCCGAGGTGTTGAAGGTCCGCTCGTCGAGGGTCCGGAAGATGAGCGTCTCCAGCACCTGCGCCGTCGCGCCCAGGCCGCGGGCGACACCCGCGATGCGCGGCTGGTGCCACCACTGGAATGGGAGCCGCCTCCGGGCCCGCTCGTTGTGGTCCGGGATGAGTTGCAGCGCCAGCTCGGTGCCCGCCATCAGACCGCCACCGTCGCTGGCGCCGGGTTGAGGATGGGGCGCTCGTCGAAGTCGGGGGTCACCGTCGTGCCGCCCGCAAGCGTCACGGTCACCCGCTTGACGCCTTCGATCTCGTTCATGATCTCGGCCTCGAACTCGCTGTCATAGATGGCCTGGCCGACCATGACGTGCTCGTCGAACCACGCCGCGATCAACTCCTCGATCGCGGTCTGGACATCGCTCAGCACGTACCCGGTGGCAAGCACCACCGTGGCGACGACCGCGACGTTCAGATCGGCGGCGTAGGCCCAGCGGATCGTCTCAGGGTAGCCGTCCGCCCGCGTGACCGTCGCCGACTCGGCCCCGTTCGTGTAGACCCCCGGCGCGACGTGCAGGTAGATGACCTCGGCCACCTCCTGCTCCTGGGCGGTCGTGAGCGTCGCCGGGTAGACGATGACGGCGATCGAGTGCGGCTGGAGGGTGACGCCCCCGCTCACAACGACGGCGGCCGTGTTGTTCACGACGACGATCGCGGCCTCGATGTAGTCGAGCTGGAGCAGGCGGGCGCGGATGGCGTTGGCGCTCGCGCTGCCCTGGTTCTGGAGCGCGGCCTGCTGGCGCGGGCGGTAGGCCGCGTCCGTCTCGCGGTCGTTGCCCACCGCCGCGTCTGCGCTGGCCGTGCCGCCGGTCCAGCCCGCCACCGGGGTGACGGGGCTCAGCGTGGCGCCGGAAGCCAGCGTGGTGGCGCCTGCGACCACGGCCTCGAAGGTGATGTCGGCGCCGCCGACCGTGCCCGCCTCCGTCGCTGCCCACTGGTTGCCGTCGGCGTCCTGCATCAGCTTGCCGGTGAGCACGACCGTCGCCGCCGTGCCGGTGAGCGTCACCTCGACGGTGCTGGCCGTCGCTGGGTCGCGCTCGACGCCGCGGATCGCGCCGATGTCGTCGAGGTGGATGCCCGTGGCCCCGTTGACGGTTTGCGCGTCGTAGAGGGCTTGAAGCGCCTCGCCCAGGTCGCCCAGCAGGGTGGCGATCACGTCGCGGAACACCCCGGTGACCAGGTCGTGATCGTAGTCGGGGACGGGAAGCCCGCGAGCGGTGAACTCGGCATCGATGGCGCTCTCGGCCTCAACCAGGAAGTCGGCGGCGCGTGGCGCCACCAGGCCGGCTGTCGTGTCGAGGCCCCAGGACATGGGGGCAGTCTACCGCGATCTGCTGTGGATTGCATCGGTCTACAAATCCGAGACGCGATAGAATGGGGCATGGACTACGGCATCCTCCTGGACCCCAGCACCGGCGACCTCCCCGTGGTCGCGGTCCTGGGCAGCGGCATCGCGCTCATCGCCCAACGCGTCCGCTTCCGGCTCGCACTCAACCGCGGCGACACCATCCGCAACGCGAGCCTAGGCCTGCCCTGGGTCGACTGGCTGTCGTCGAAACCGGTGCGCCTCACCGAGATCGAGAACATGACGCGCCAGGCCGTCGAGGGCGTGCCCGGGGTCACGCGGGTGGAGAACTGGTCCGCGTCGTTCGACGCCTCGACGCGGGCCGTCACCATCACGGGCCAGGTCTACACGTCCGACGGCGAGATCGACGTGCGGGCGCTCACCGTCGCGGGCGTGGGTGGCAACCTGTCCTTCATGGCGAACTTCTGGGGCGGGTCCGGTCCCATCGCGCTCTGAGCCTACTCGGCCTTGACCTTCGTGGCGGCGATGTCGGCAATTACCGTAGATCCAGCCGTCGCCGACGGGCCTGTCTGGATAGCGGCCAGCGCCCCCGGCGTGTACAGATGCGTGTGCAGGTTGAAGGCGGTTTCGATGGCATTGAGGCGGGCGAGCACGCTTTGAGCCAGCGCCACCCACTCGGTCGCGCCGGACCCGCCCAGGCGCAGGTCGGAGGTGCCGCGGTCCCACACGACCACCGCTCCCGACGCCACGGCGTCCGACGGCAACGGGTCCGCGAACGGCCGCACGCCGGGGAGGAATACGGCGTCGGAGATGTCCCAGCGTCGCGGGTCCTGGGGCGTGATGTCGGTGCTGCCAGCCTGCTTCCACTCGTCGATCGCCCGGTCGCAGATGAGGGCCACGCCCCACTCGCCGGGCTCGAGATCCCATGTCACGCCGAGCCACTGCACCGGCACGTTGACGCACGCGGACCGGGCCCGCGGCTCGCCGTTGACCTTGTAGCGGATGGCGATCTGGACCATGGCGCGCTGCTGAACGCGATCGTACTCCATGACCCAGGCCGGCAGCGCGACCTTGACCTGGCCCGTCGCGGCACCGGCGATGGCGCTGGTTGCGTCCGTGGCGGTCGGCTTCTTGCTCATCGTGGCTTTCCCGTGACGACGCAGTAGAAGTCGGTCGCGAAGCCGGAGTCACCGCGAAACGTCACGTCCTCCGCGGTGTAGTCGCCGCTCACGTACTCGGAGACGACGCGGAACGGCTTGCCCGGTCGCATGGTGGGGGCGAGAAGGCCGGTCACCTCAACGCCGCCATCCTTGACGGTCGGCGCGCCGATGAGGTTGCCTGCCTCGACGGAGAAAACCACCGCGCTCTCGCCCGTGGTCGAGCCCTGCTGCCACACGACCAGGGTGCCGTCGCGGATCACCCACTGCGCGCCGGTCATCGCGGCCACGCGGTCCAGGATGGTGCGGGCCGGGCCGGATAGGCTCACGCCGCTGGCGAGGCTCACCCCACCGTCGCCCAGGTCGACCGTGCCGAGCGGCAGGCCCATGGCCTCGGCCGCCGCCGCGAAGATGACCTCGGCCGACGTCTCCGCATCGTAGGTCACGTCCAGCGCGCTCTCGCGCCAGGCCCGCCCGCCGTCCTGGGCCTCGAGCTTGAGCAGGCGGTCCGGCCCCATGCGTTGCAGGGTCACCCCGCCGTCGATCGGGTTGCCGTGGAACAGAAGGCGTGGAACGTCGGGGTCGTAGCCCGCCAGGAGGCGGACCACGCAGCCCTCGGCCTGGGCGAGCGCAGCCGTCTCAGGGGCGATGTTGTAGACCTCGAACTTGCCCTTGTTCGGCGTTGAGGAGTCCGTCATCGCGACGTGGAAGCGGATGCGCAAGTCCTCGAACGACCGGCCCTCGTCGCCCTCGGTTCCGATCTGGAGGATGACCCGTCGACCGAACAGCGCCATTACGGCACCGTGACCGTGAGGCCGGTGTCGCTGCTGCGCGTCGGGATCTCGTCGGCCGTGTAGTAGTGCAGCGTCAGCTCGGCGCCGAGCATCTCCTGGGTGTACTGGTCG